GAGATCATTCAGGAAGCGCCCCAGGCTTCGGCCGCGCTCTCGCTCATGGGGCGTACCATCCTTTCATCCCACACTCAGCGGCTCCCGGTTCTTGACGTTCTTCCGGTCGCCTACTGGGTTGGCGGCGACACCGGCATGAAGCAGACTTCCAACCAGGCGTGGAAGAACGTCGTCATGGTCGTGGAAGAGCTGGCCTGTATCGTCCCGATCCCGGAGGCGTACCTGGACGACGCGGACGTGCCGCTGTGGGACCAGGTCAAGCCCCGCATTACGGAGGCCGTGGGCGCGCTTATCGACTCGGCCGTCCTGTGGGGCGTCAACAAGCCTTCTACCTGGGGTGAGTCGGTATTCGTCGGCGCAACCAAGTCCGGCCACTCTGTGATCGAAGGCACAGGCGTGGACCTGGGCCAGGACGTTTCCGCGCTCGGCCTGACGATGTCCCAGTCCGGCTACACCCTGGATGGCTTCGCGGCTATGCCGGGAATGAAGTGGAAGCTCTCCGGCCTCCGCTCCGCGCAGGGCATCCCGATCTACCAGCCGGATATGTCCGGTGGGCCGGGCGGGACGCTCTACGGCTACCCGCTCCCGGAGATCAAGAACGGCTCGTGGATCCTGCCGACTACCGGGGCGATCATGCTCGGTGGCGACTTCTCTAAGTCGATCATCGGAGTCCGGCGCGACATCGGCTTCAAGATGTTCACGGAAGGCGTCATCTCGGATGATACCGGGAAGGTCATCCTGAACCTGATGCAGCAGGACTCTGTGGCGATGCGGATGACGATGCGCCTCGCCTACGCGACCGTTAACCCGGTCACAGTCATGCAGCCCGGCTCCGCGATTACGGCCCGCTGGCCGTTCGGCGCGGTCCTTGGCGTCGGCACCACGCCTCCGGCTACGGGCGCCATTGACGTCAAGCAGGCCTACCCGACCTCAACTCCGGCTCTCGCGTCAGCTGAAGGCGGCGAGGTCGTCATGACGCGATCGGAGTGGGAGCGGACCGTCATCGAAGAGCAGCAGAAGGCGGAAGAGGCGCGTCAGGCCGTCACCTCCAGTTCCGATGACGAGGACGACTCCGGCTCCAGCCGCAGGTCCTCCGGCCGGTCTACCAAGTAGGGAGGTCTCATGGGATCGCTGCCTAGCCTCGCCTCGCCGGATGATATCGTGGCGAGGCTAGGCCGCAACCTGAACCAGACGGAAATGGCGCGCGTTGACGCACTCCTCCGCGACGGCTCAGCAATCATCCGGCGATACTGCCGTCAGGACTTTACCTGGTACAGTGCCGACACAATTACCATTCACGCGGACGGCGGCATCATTGTCCTTCCCTGGAGGCCCGTGGCTTCTGTGGATTCCGTCCTCGCGCTCTCTGGGGTCCCTGGGATTCCTGATATCCCGGTTACCTGGTATCACTTCGATGACATCGACACAATCACCGTAATGAACCCGTCCCAGTCCGGGATCATTAACCTGCCTGAATTCTGGTACGAGGAAACGCTCTGGTGGGGCGGGTCCTTCCGGGTTGTGGGATCGCACGGCTACGTCGAATCCCCAGATGACGTTGTGGCCGTCCTCTGTACTGCCATTATCTCGGAGCTATCGACACCGACAATGTCAGCCACGCTCGCGTCAGAATCGATTGGAGCCTATAGCTACTCGATGCGCCGGACAAGCGGAGCCGGGCTTAGCGCTGCGCTTGTGGATGCCGGAATGAAGACCTCCCTGTCGGATTACCGCAAGACGCAGGGAACGATCAAGGTCAGGATGTTATGCCGTTTACCTACGGCCAGACGGTCACGCTCCGGAGACGATCCGTCTCCGGCCAGGACGGCTACGGCAACGATACCTACGCATTTGTGGAGGAGAATATCTCTCCCTGTGCGGTACAGCCCGGAGGGAGCGGCGAGGAACTCCAGTTTGCCGACCGGCTGACTAGTGACATTACTGTGTTCCTTCCGCCCGGTACCGATATCAGCTACGTCGATGCCATCGTCGTGGATGATATTGAGTACGAGGTCCGGGGAGTCCCGCAGGCCTGGCAGTCGCCATTCTCCGGGAATACCGCGCCGGTCCAGGTAAGCGCGTCAAAGGTCACCGGAGTCTCGTCGTGACCGCGCGCTATGACCCGGACCACATCGGAGTCGGCCGGATGCTCCGGGCTCCGTTTATGGAGAAGGCTATGGTGAGCGTAGCGGAGCGCATACGGGCTCGCGCGGAGGCGGCAGCCCCAGTAAGCCACGATGCGAAGGACCCGCACCGGGGACGCTATAAGGCGAGCTTCCACGTCCGGAGCCATACGCACGGAGGCGCGACGAATGACCGTGCGGAGGCCATTGTATTCAATGACTCGCCGGAAGCCTACTGGGTAGAGTTCGGGCACCGAGGACGCGAGCCTATTCACATTCTGCGGCTTGCCGCATTCAGGAGGCTCCGGTGAGTATTGTTAGTGCGTTTCCGGACGCGGAGTCAGCTCTGCTCTATGCGCTTGTGCCGCTAGAGCCCGACATCCGCTTTGTCACGGTCCTCCCGGCCGGGGATTCTGACACAATCATATGCCGGGTCCACCGGATCTCCGGAGCTAACCGTGATATCTATATCGACCGGGCTATTGTTGACGTTGACCTGTTCGGCCCTAAGTCCGAGCAGGGGAATATCTCTTCTGCGGCGCGGAGGATCCAGGCCCATGTAATGGGATTCATGAGCCAGATAGTACCGAATGGGGTGATACAGAATACGTCCGTCATTAGCGGCCCAAGACCTGTCCCGGAGGTGAACCCAGCTTACGTCCGTTATTCCGCAACCTATGAGATCCAGATACATTCCTAGGAGGAATGGTGTCAAACGAGGTCGAAGAATTCGACGCTGTAAACCCTCTCGTCGCAGGGCCAGGAAAGCAGAAGGACAACTCACTCCTCTACGCGGCCGGAGACGTAATTGCCTGGCTCGCGGTTCAGAATACCGCAGGCCCGGTTACCGGGTTTGAGGATATCACCACCCTGACCGGCTACTACTGTATGGGGTGGATCGATACCTCCGGCTACATCTTCAAGCTGGACGAGACGGTCAAGGACATTCCGGCGGCCGGGACCCTGACGCCTATCCGGACGATCCTGACCGGAGGCTCCAAGAGCGTTCAGATGACCTGCCTGGAGTACCTCAACCCATACGTCCGGAGCCTTTACGATGACGTGCCGGTATTCCCGGTCGCGACCTCGCCGCTAAAGGCCGCCACCGTCACGCCGTTCATCGCCAGCTACACGATCCCGGACCCGCCTGCGGACAACCGCTACGCCATGATCTGGGACTCATTCGACGGCCTGAAGAAGATGCGCCTGTACGCGCCCAACGTCAAGGTTACCGCTCGCGGCAACGACCAGATTCAGCAGGCCGACGTTACCGGGACGGACCTAACCGTCACAATGTATCCCGGTAACGTCGCGGGCTCTATCTACGTCGCCAAGCGGTGGATCGATTACGGCAAGGACATGACGGGATACTTCACGTGAGCGTCAGCCCGCTCGGCAGCGACGAGCCAGAAGATGACCTCCCGGAGGAAGTAGACCTTGACCTAGACCTCGTGGGCGATAAGCTCCGCGCGGAACGCGTGGGCGAGCCTACATCGGTCCGGATTGACGGCGTGGTTATTCACATTAGCCACGCGGCCTCCTGGTCGAGTACGGCTATGCGCGCGGCCTCTACCGGCGACTGGGAACAATGGGCCCAGGAGGTAATCGCGGACAAAGAGGAGTTCGGCGCGTGGGTCGATGCCGATCTGGAGAACTTCCAGATTGAGGCGATCTTCCAGACCTGCGGCCACAAGGCCCGGATGACAATGGGAAAATCATCCAGGCCTGGCAACTCGCGCAGGCGTTCCCGGAGGAGATAGAAGCAGATCTCCAGCGCTACTACGGCACCGACTTCCGCGAGCTGGGAGCCGGGCTATCGTGGCGACGGCTTCTGGTCCTTGTAGATCATCTTCCACCGGAGAGTGCCTTGGCAACCGCGATGCGGAATTCAATCCCGGAGGATGAGCTATTCTCCAGGGAGTTCGAGCCGGAGCGCGCATCGTGGTCCAGCGTGGAGTCCCTACTGGCCCTACTCATAGACGAGGTGCGCAACCTTACCTGGGTCCAGGTACAGAGCCGGTCAGACTCTAAGGTCCCTAGGCCGGAGCCGGTCCGGAGGCCCGGAGCGAGCCGTAGGAAGCCCGCTAGGGTCCTGAACCTGGATATCGTACGGACCCTAGACCCTAGACTGCGCGATGTCCCGGACGAGGACGTACAGGACGTGCTAGACCGGATGACGGGAAGAGGAAATGGCTGACGAGATTTTTGTAGGCTCCGTCGCCGTTGGCGTAGTCCCGGACGCTCGCGGCTGGAACCGCAAGCTTGCGGCTGACCTCATTCCGTCCTCTGATGCGATCGGGAAGGAATACGGCCAGAGGCTCTCCAAGGGCATAGTCGATGAGATGGGCCGTAAGCGGCCGGAGATGGCCGCAGAGGGAGCGAGGTCCGGAGGCGCATTCGCGGACACATTCAAGAAGCGTATTGAGGCCGCTATCAAGACGCTTCCAAAGGTCAAGCTGGACGGTGACTCCTCCCCGGTTGACCGCAAGGTGGAGGCAATCCGCCTTAAGCTCGTCGCGCTATCCCAGAAGCAGATCGGCATTGACATTAAGTCGGATGCCGCGCTAAAGGAAATCGCAGTCCTGGAGAAAGAGCTTGACGTTGTCTCCCGGAAGGCCGGCAATATCGATGTCCGGTTCAATACGGTAGAGGCCCGCGCTCAGCTAGCGCTCCTAAAGCACGAGGCCAATCAAACCGGCGACCAGGCCGGGCTCGGCCTCGCTACCCGCATGCTGGGTGCCATCGGTATGGTTGGGTCGGGAGCCGGAGGATCAGGCGGCCAGGCCGCGAGCGGGATTACCGGGAGCCCGATGGCTATGGCCGTCGCCGGAGCCCTGGGCCTGCTCGCGCTCCCGTTTATCGCGGAAGCCACAAGCGGGCTTATCGTCGCGGGATTCGGCGGCATGATAGGCGGGATGGCGGCTATCGGCGCAGCTCGCAACCCGGAGGTTGTGGCGACGTTCCACACGCTCAAGGACCGCGTTATGGAGGACCTTGAGATAATCGGGCAGTCGTGGGTTAACGTCCTAGAGAGCATCCTCAATACCGCGCGCCAGACGATGGATAAGCTGACGCCGGTATTCGAGCACGCGGCCAGTACGATTGCCGGGCCGTTCCGGCAGTTTGCCGATACGTTTATCCGGAGCTTCGGCCAGCCCGCCGTCCAGTCATCCATCCAGGCAATCGCCGTCGCCTTCGCGGCCATGCTTAATGCTATCACACCCCAGGTGTCAAGCTGGATGCGCGAGATCGCGGACGCTATTACCCAGATAGCCACAACGATCTCGCAGCACCCACAAGCCTTCGCGAAGCTGGTTAACTTTTTCGTCCAGCTGATTGTCTTTGTGCTCCGGGCGCTCGCGGTCCTGACGGAGCTTGCGGCCTATATGACCGGGCGCTTTAGCCAGAACATCCATTCGATGGCCGTTACCTGGAACAATGTGACGCACGGGATGGCGACGGCCTGGACCGTAATGACGAACTCGATTCACCGGGCCTGGTCGGCCTTTATCAACTTCTGGGTAGCGGCCGGGCATCAGATCGAGTCCGTCTGGAACTCCGTCTGTGGCTCTATCCACAAGGCCTGGAGCAATACGATCAACTTCATTACCGGGCTCTGGCATAGCGGGATGACCTTTATCAAGAATGCCATCAACGGTATGTGGGATGTCGTCCATACGGTATTCGGCAAGATACTCCAGGCGGCCTCCTGGGCGTTCGGCTGGATTCCCGGTATCGGCGGCAAGCTCCGGGATGCCTCCAATAAGTTCAATGGCTTCCGGGATAATGTGAACGGCTCGCTCGCGGGAATCCATGACCGCACAATCAATGTCGGCGTCAAGATGGCACCGGCCCAGCAGTCAATAGCCTCGCCCGCTTTCCGGTCCCAGTACGGGAAGGCATCAGGAGGCCTGATTCCCTGGGGCTCCGGACCTCGCGCGGACGATGTGCCTATATGGGCCTCTCGCGGTGAGTTTATGCAGCCTGCTGATTCCGTTAGCCATTACGGGATCGATTTCATGGAGGCTATCCGCACCAAGCGATTCGCGGCCGGAGGACTTATCCCAGGGCTTCATATCCCGAGTGCGGCCGGCATTCATAAGTCGGTACTGAGTCAGCTAACGAGCTTTGTTAGCTCCGCTTGGCATTCTCTCGGCAGCTTCTTTAGTCACCTTATCGGAGGCGGTGGCGGTAGCGGAGTCTCACGCTGGTCCGGAGTCGCGTCCCAGGCTCTGTCAATGCTTGGTATGTCCCAGGCTCTTCTTGGCCGGGTCCTCTATCAGATGCAAACGGAGAGCGGCGGCAATGCGAATGCCATTAACCTGTGGGACATAAACGCTAAGCGAGGCGACCCGTCCAAGGGACTTATGCAGGTAATCGGTTCTACCTTTGCCGCCTATCACGTACCGGGCACGAGCTGGAATATCTATGACCCGCTCGCGAATATCGCAGCCGCCATTAACTACGCGAGGCACGTCTATGGGCCAGGGCTCGGAGCCCTAGGCTCCGGCCACGGCTACGCGGACGGAGGCCCGGTTACAGAGCCCATCGTCGGGTTCGGCCTAGGTACCGGCCTAATGTATAGGTTTGGCGAGCGCGGGCCGGAATGGGTCAGTCCTGGAGGCCGGCCACGCGGAGGCGACGGCTCCGCAGTGGCCTATCACGCTCACTTCGATGGCCTGACCGGAGCCGCTATTGAGAGTCATGTCCGGTCGGCCTTTACGGCGATGGCGATTACGGATGGCAGCCTACAGCGTCAGGGACGGAGGTCCTAATGGGCGATGTCACCCCACTCGGGATTTACTACATTGACCCAGACGGGAATACCTGGGACCTCAATGACATGTCAATGACGAATGGCTATGCCTG